ATGAATCGAGAACTGCTTGATAAGGTTCTGCCTCATCTGCACGTGCAGACGGCATTCCCGACGCGTATCGATGCGAAGGTCGCTACATGGTTTGATCGTCGGCAGGCATTCCAGAGTTTCACGCGGATCAATTGGGCTGCATCGGAAATATCGGTCGCGGAAGTTGTCTTTCCTGGAGCTCCCGATCAGCAGCCCATCAACTTCATGAAATTCATGGCGTCTACTAGAACATGGATTGTCAAAACCGGCGATGAGGGTATTCCGGCTAATGATGCGGAGTTGAATGAAGAAGAGGTGGTCTGTGAGCTCCAAATCGACTTCGCTGTCGAGTACATTGTTGCCGGATGCAAACCGGAGGAATTGCCTCAAGAAGCGGTAAGCGAGTACGCGGCCAACAATATGCCGTACCATCTGTGGCCGTACTATCGCCAAACAGTCCAGGATATCGCGCTTCGGTTGCAGGTTCCGATGCCTACGGTTCCGTTTTTTAGAGTACCGAAGACGCATCAGCCAGGAAAATGACTGACAGAGTCGAGCCCGGCTCGGCAAGCTAAAACGGCGCCGCGAGGGCGCCGTTTTTCATTGTTTGACGTATTCGCGCGGCTTCGCTAGCACCCTCAAGTGCCCTTGGCCGATCAGGAAGCTGCGGTACGACCTGATCGAGGTTTCGCGCACCGCTCATCGCCACATGTCTGACGTCGACATTGATCAATGAAAGTATGTAGGGGGATCGACATTCGTAGGGCGACTGCTGATGTTTGTTAAATCATCATGCGAGATACTAATTTTAGTCAGAATGTTGCGCAAATTTAAGCATATGCTTTGACGGATTGACAGACTCCATGCGCTCTTCTAGATTGAATCGCGGTCAACGGGGCCGCGACATCACAGGAGACCAAAATGACTTCCGAATACGAAAATAATAAGCTTCCTGAGCAAGTGGACTCAAAAACAGGGACAGTGGTCCGAACCTACACGACCACGGTGTTTGGCCGAGCCGATATGCTGCAGGATGGCTCCAATAATGACCTTTTGTGCAACTGGAGCCCAAGCCCAGAAGCTGCATGCTCAGCCGCTTGGGTGTCGTCTATTGCAAAGCAATTTATTATTCGCCGTCAAAATATCGGACCCTGTCAATATGGTCACGACATCGTCATGATTGAGAAGTACTAGGCTTTATTTATAAACTTTAAAAAATCCCAGTGACAATGGCGCCATGTGCGCCTTTGTCACTCGTCAGTTCGCCGGTTTCGATAGCACGCGAAGGTGACCGCTACCGATGAGGAAGTTCCGATAGGAACCGATTGCGACGTCCCACACTGCGCGCATAACGCTCGGGCCAGCCTCGACGATTCTTCCATTCTGATCGACGACGGCGAGCGTCGCTGGATTACCGTCCGGCGTGATGACACTGAGCCCCTGAAAGCTGACGGCGCTGATCGTGCTCGCGATCGCTGCTGCAATCTGCGTGTCGGCAGTCGGGCTTTCGTGTTTCGATTGTTTCTTCGTCATTCCGACGTACCTCCCACTCGTTTGAATTCGACCACCCATACCCACGGATCCGTGTCCCAGCCATGCCCGCGCGCGGCGTTTAGACTGTCCCACAGGTCGTGGAAGGCGTGGATGCTCGGTGGCCGGAAGGCGCCGGCACTGTAGCCGCGCATGTGGTGGTCGGCGATCGTCACGCCTTCGTCGCGCGCGTCCGCCTCGCTGATGCGCTGGAGGCGCTCGGCGCGCACGCCGGTGATCTCGAGCGTGATGCGCGACGCCCAGCGCGGCATGTGCATTGAAGCCCGAGCGCGGCCGGCTGTTACCTCGTGTCCCGGCGGAGTGCCAACCCATCGCCAGTCCCGTTCCGCGCCGTCGACTTCATAGCGCACCGGCGCCCATGGCGCCCGGTATCCGGCGTCCAGGCAACGCTCGCCGACGCGTGTCGGACTATCTCCGTCGAAATCACTGGTGAGGCGGAATGCCTCGCGCACCCACAGGCGATCGCCGGGTTTGCCGTAAGGGCAGCGGATATGTTCGCTGATCACGTGTTCGGCGCGGCACCACGCCCATTCGCCGGTCGGTTCATCAGTGCCGCGCGCTTCCTCCCTGCCGCGAAACTGGAAGATGTGATGTGCTCCGGCAGGCTTTACGATGCGGCGCGTCTGCGTCTTCCGGCCTTCGAGGATGGCGCGCACCATCGGGCCGCTGAAAAGGATAGGGCGGTCCTTCATGCTACGATTCTCGAGAAAATTACGAGGTGAAGATGAAACGTATTTGGCAATGGATTGAGGTGATTTTCGCGGTGGTGGCCTTGGGAATCGTTGTCACTTTCCTTGTGTACGCATTCAAACTTCACAGTGATGGCGCCGCGGCATGGGTACAAGCAATCGGTTCGATAGCGGCCATTTTCGGTGCGTTTCAAGTAGGTCAGCGTCAGGCCGATGCTGCACGCAAACAAGCTCTCGAAATGGACGAAGCATTGCACCGGCGCAAGCTGGAGGCGGTCGGGGCAATCGTCCAAGGTGCGTGGAACGATATCTTCGCGACCTCGCAGTTGCTTACGAAAATGCCACCTGAGGTTTTTCTCATGTCGTTGAAGTTGCCGTTTTATAGTCTTTCTGAATCGTTGGTGGCGCTCGCGGGTGTACCGCTTTACGAGCTTGGATCGTACAAGGCGGTTATGAGTATTACGGGGCTGATCGCTAATTTGAAGCAAGTCGACGCTTGTGTTGCGAAAATTCGAGCTGAAGAGGGGGGGCTCGAACCTGTTGCGTATAGGGAGTGTGTAGATCTCGTCACAGGTGCTGCCAACATTGGTGCTTTTCATGCGCGACAAGCTTTGACAGCCCTTGGCGTTACCGTAAAGGATCCCGAGATTCACTCCCCGATCGAGTTTGGCTGCGAGAAAATGGAGCCTGGAGATCATGCCGTTGCCAGTTCTTGAGATTGTTTGAGAAAGCAGGGCGCTATATGAGCCGCCCACCAAAGCTCGCCGCGCTATCCGAGGGCCGAAATGCTTGCGCGACGCCTGAAGGAGTGGTTAAGCCGCGAGGCCGTCGTAGTTCCTGTCCGCGAAATCCGCATCACCGGGGTGGCGACTGGTGCCGTCCGCCCTGTGCCAACAAAACAGTGAGCCGCGCCGATGCGGAAACCAGTATCCAGAGCAGTCGCAACGGCACTTCGTCGTATCGCGTCGGTTCATCCAGCGATCTGCGCGCCAGGTGCGGCGTCCGCATACTGCGCAGGCTGGGACGCGGTAATACTGATCAATCGGACGCCTGAGGCAGCGGCGCGTATTGCAGTGGCGGCATCGGACGTGGCAGCGGGCCATGAACAATCCTCTAAGGAGTCCTGATCCTATGGATCGGAATATGAAAGGTGAGAACTTTCGGGATTAAACGCAGTGACGCACCTTGCAGCGCTCGACTTTTTCCTCGTGCTCAGACACCACCGATCCATACGCGAGGAAGATTGCTATGGCGATTGCCGCGCCGATCCAGATTTTCACGAGCTCCATGAGGTCACCGTTTCGCGTCGAGGTAGCCAAGGGAGTAGGAGAGGCTCTGCGACCGCGGCGGTCGGCCGCGCATCGCGTCGATCCAGCCACGCCCATACTGCGCAATGCGATGTTGCTCGATCATTTCAGCGCCTCCAGTGATCGCGATAAGCCTGGCGAATCGAGTGAACGTGAACAGCGATCGCCGTCACCGACAGGGCAAAGGCCGCACAGATGAGCTCGCTCATGCCGGCACCTTTCCGGCGTTGGCGGCGCAATAGTCGATGACCGACTGAACCGTGGTGAGCTGGAGCATTTTGCTGTCAGGGATCTCGAAGCCGAATTCGTCTTCGAGCGTCATGGTCATCTCGACGATGTCGAGGGAGTCGGCGCCCAGGTCGGTCTGGAGCGAAGCGCCGTTGTCGATCGCGGGATCGCTGATGCAGAGCTGCTCGCCGATGATCGTCTTGACTCTGTGCTCGGTGGTTGCTTGGGCGTCGCTCACTTCCATTCTCCTAATTGGTGGTCCCCGTCCGTCACGGGTACGCATCGCCTTCCGCCTGGGCGGCGGCGCAGCGAGTGGTGCTGCGTTGGAATGAACTTTAGCGAAACGCGAAATGGATGTCTATAGCGAAACGCAAAAATGCGGTCGAATTTGTAATTTCGGCGCCAATCCGGTGTGGGCGATTGCTCGATAGCTGAGGATGGGACAAAGTCGAAAGCTACTGCTGCGGTTATTTGGGGGCAGATGGTCTTGTTGCCAAATGCGACCCTTTGGCACTAGACTGGCTCTCTCTGATCGAGAAAAGCGTTACCAAACAATGCTTTTGGTAGAATGAGAGTCATGAGCAAACGCCCCGACACCTTCGTAGACGCCCTGTTGGCAGAGGAAGCCTCTGCGGAGCGCGTTCGTGATGCGTTCCGGGAGCTTGGGCGCACCATCGAGCGCATGCACAAGTCCCATGAAGAAAAACGGCAGGAAATAAAAAGGGACATAAAAGATGGCGCACGCGTCACAAAGCACCGATTCCATATTTGATTTTTTGTACGCAGACGTCGATCGGCTGAAATCATGGCTTGCGCAGCTGATCGAAGATGGGGTGCCGACAGGGCATAAGCGCACGTCACAATCCACCGCCACGGATACTTCAGAGGTATCCGGGGGGATGGATGTCAACGCTCAAGCATCAGTATTGATTGCGAAGGGCAATGTCAAAGGTGCGGTCTCTGGGAGACTCGGGGCGGCGGAAGGATCGCTGTCTGCGGTCGAACGTAGCTTCGATGCAACCTGGTCGCTTCCGTTGAATGTGCTTGATCGACTGGACGAAGAAGGTTTGATAGAGCGCGATATTTCGAAGGCCGCAATCGGATCTATCGTGCTCGTCTCCGGGACCCCCCGCCTGTTTGACATCAAGCTACTGCAAGATGTGTGGAAGCCGGCCATTGGATTTATGACCGGCCAAGAAAAGGTGACTCATCGGAATAAAGCAGAGCTCGCGGCTCAAAAAGGCCTCTTCGCAGCTATCGGAGAAGTGCTCCAGGCGATGCCTCCGACTCCTCAAATTGCAATGATCGACTCGTCTGGAAGGCAAGTCTGGGGGTGCGTAAGGCAAGAGCATATGGTGGTCGACGCATCATCGTTGGCGCTCACGCACGGCTCATCTGTTAAAGGGACATGGCATCTTCTCGCGGTACTGGACGCGACTCCGGACGACGAACTTGATGCCGGTCAATCTGCCGCTGGAAGCGCGCCGGACTATAGCCAACTGATGGAGTCGACGGCCGATGTGCTGAGCGCCATACGGGCTCTGATGGGGCGCCCCAGTAAGGCATATGGTATTACGCCGGTAGTCATCTTCCGCGGTATCGGCAGTCAGACGTAAGCACACCTCAGGCCGATTGTATTGATATTGCGAACAATAACTTCGATGGCAAGCTGTCTGGCCTATATCTCGGTTGAAGGCTCATGGGATCTGGCGCTAAACTGCTGTATATCCATACAGTATTTCGGCGTTGATGAGGCGAGGGCTGACAATGCAAGAAGAAGCAAAATTTCGCCTGCGGTGTAGGCCCGGAGACATGGCGCGGGTTGTTCGCTCATCCAATCGGGCGCTTGTTGGCCGTACCGTTGAAGTCGGTCAGTTGCACAAGGACGGCCGGTGGGAGTGCATTCTCGTTGGTGACGCAATAATGGGAATGGCAGATGACGGGCAGGGGCTGGTGCTCACGCGGGACTGGTTGTTCCCCGATTGGTGCCTGGAGCCCAAGAGCGTTGAACGTAAAAATTGTCTAGCCGCCTTTGCCAAATCGCTTCCCTCCTGAGGAAGCATCGGTCCTCTGGCTGGCCGATTGAGACAGAAGCCAGCCGATAAACGATTCGACCTGCGCGCGCTGCGCCGGGTCAAGTTGTTTCCAGCCGGCCGGCGCATCGGCCGCACCCTCCGATCCCGCTGTATCTGAATGATCAGTATCGAGCCATCCGGAAGCCTTTCCAGCGCGTTCCTCAATGTTGCGGGCGGTTGTGGTGCGCATGCCTCGGGGGCGCCCGGTCTTCGAGTCCCTGGCGCCGTCGCGCAAATTTGTGAATTGCGAATGCGACATCCCTAACGCAGCTGCCGCTGCAGATGGCCCTCCGTACTCAGCTTCGAGCATCTTGAGGTTGTCTCTGCGGATTTGGTCGATGTCCTTCATGTTGGCCATTCAATAGCAAAACGCTAAAGGCGTATATGCGCGAAACGCTATAGACAATCCTTTTGCGTTTCGCTAAAGTTCTGATATGGATCTCAGAACCTATCTCGATGTGGAGCGCGGCAGGCTAGTGAAACTGGCCGCAGCTATTGGTGCGCACGCGTCCGACATCAGCGCATGGGCAAACAAGAAAAGGCCCGTGCCGATTCCTTACGGTTGGCCGATTGAGCGAGAGACGGGTGGTCAAGTCACGCGCGTTGATCTGTTTTCGGCGAAGGTGATCCGAGATACCTGGCCCGATCTTGCCGAGATCCCAACTCGCACGGATGCATCCGACGATGTCCAACCCCCGGCGGGGGCGCCGGCCAATAAGGAGAGCGTCTGACATGAAGCGCTTCCTATCATGGTTTCGACGCCGGCTGCTGGTTCGCTTGACCGTTCAGCGGGGCTTGGTTTTGCGCCCCGGCGACACGGTCGTGATTGGCGTTGATCGCGACTGGCTTGCTCGCTTCGACTTCGAGGAGCTTCAAGCGCGACTCGAGGAGCGACACGCGGGCGTGAAGTTCCTTTATGTCGCGGACTTGGGTCGGATCTTCCTGCTTGGTGGCTCGGGCTGTGAAGAATGCGGCAACGATCGAAAGAGCGGTCGTGAATAAGGCTTTGATAGCCCAATGCTCGACTCGCCGAAGCGAGCTGAGCGCATCGCGAAGCGGTGCGAGTAGGGCGTGCTGAGTGCAAATCGGTTGGCCGTAGTTGTCCTGTACGTATCGGTCGCGCCAAAGCGGTTTCATGGGGTTTCAGTTCGAAGGTTGATTCGCGGCGTGGAAACCTGATTCTGCCACGGGCGAGAGACCCCACCATTTCACTGAAAAAGGAGTGCAGATGCACCTTCCGCACCATCAAAAAATGCTCCAGCGAGCAGTCGTCGACGGCAACCTCGATCAGGTGATCGAGCGGATCGCCGCCGAGAATCCGAAGGCTTTTCACGTTGATCTCGGAACGCCTGGTGCTGACGAGACGCTCTCGACGCGCACGTTCTATGACCAGCCGGCCCGGCCGACGCCGATGAAGGGCTTCATCAAGCATTACGTGCCGACGGCAGAGGCCGCGTGACATGGCGCTCACCGCGGCTGAGCAGAAGCAGATTCGCGAGACCCTGTGTGCGATAGCGGTTCGCGGGTCTCGGTTTCCGGACGAACTGCAGCAGGCTCGCCAGAACCTGACGCAGCAGTTTGAGGCACTGAAAGCGGCTGCAACGCCGCAAGCAGCAGCAGAGAAGTGACGGCGGGCGCCGCGATGGCGCGAGCAGCACCCGCCGGGTTGCACGGTCGTTTCATTTTTCTCTCCCTGAACATCTTTGACTGCACTTTAGTAGTCCTCATCACGAATTAACACGTTTTATTGGAGCTATTAGTGAACATCCTAGATGCGGCACATTCGGTTGCGCTCGACTACCCCGGTGGCTGCGAATCGCTCGCACCGCGTCTCGGGATGTCGGCTCAGGTTCTGCGCAACAAAGTCAACACGAACAACGAGACGCACCACCTGACGCTCAAGAACGCCGTTGACATGACGGAGAAGACGGACGACGACCGGATTCTCGAAACGTGGGCGCGCGAGCGCGGTTACGCGCTGGTCAAGATCCCGTCGCCGGAGAACTGCTCGGACGGCGAGATCGTCGAGCTGATGGCGAAAACATGGGAGACGAACGGCGAAATCGGCAAGGAGATCATCCGCACGTTCGAGGATAACCGCGTCGAGCGCCACGAAGTGGTTCGCATCCAAGAGCGCACGTGGAAGCACTTCCAGGTGCTGCTCGGCCTCGTCAGCCGTATCGAAGGCATGGCGGAGGACCAGTAAATGGGCGCGATCCTGCAAGCCGCGGTGCAGACGATGTCGAGCCGGGAGATTGCGGATCTGGTCGAATCGCGCCACGACAGCGTCAAGCGGACGGTCGAGCGCCTCGCCGATCGCGGCGTCATCGATCTTCCACCATTGGTGGAATACCTCGACGGGCTTGGTCGTAAGGCCGCTGAGTATCAAATCGGCAAGCGCGACAGCTACGTAATCGTCGCGCAGTTGTCGCCGGAATTCACCGCGCGCTTGGTCGATCGCTGGCAGGAGCTCGAGCAGTATGCAGCGAACGCGTCGCCGGCCGTGCCGCAGACGTTCGCGGATGCTCTACGCCTGGCCGCGGATCAGCAAGAGCAGATTGACGCGCAGCGCCGGCAGATCGAGCAGCAGAAGCCGGCCGTCGAGTTCGCGCATGCGGTCCGCAACACGGCCGACGCGATCAGCATCGGCGACATGGCGCGCGTTCTCGGCATCGGCCAGAACCGGCTTTTCCGCCAACTGCGCGCCGACCACCTCCTGATGGCCGACAACCGGCCGTATCAGCACTACATCGACCGCGGTTACTTCCGCATGGTCGAGAGCGTCTGGATAGACGCCGAGAAAGAGTCGCATCCCACCTTCAAGACGCTGGTCACGGGCCGCGGGCAGGTCTACCTGCAGCGCCGCTACGGCCAGCAACCGGAGCAAGCAGCATGAATACCGAACAGAACCGTCAGGCGCAGGTTGTCGACGAGCGGATGGCACCGGCGCAGGCCGAAGAGATGAAGCGCATCGTGCGCGACGCCAGCCATCACCCGACGTTCCCGCGCATGTGCCTGTCGTGCGGGGCTCGTGAAACTCTCGACGGCTCTGTGCCGTGCGGCCACTGAGGAGCCTCGCATGGCAAAGAACTCCATTGACGCCTACGGCGCGAAAGGGAAGGGCAATGTGCTCGACTTTGATCCGGGCACGCTGGTGCTCGTGACCGATCCGGCACACCCGCTCTTCGACGAGCGGGTCCACTGGCCGGTCGACGAGAACATGGTTCGCAACATCATGTTTCAGGGCGTGATTCAGCCGATCGAGGTGACGAAAGACCCGGAAACTGGTGAGGTACAGGTCGTCACCGGGCGGCAGCGCGTGAAGGCAGCCCGAGAAGCGAATCGGCGACTGGTCGATCGCGGGGAACCGCCCATTACCGTGCCGGGGATTGTCCGACGCATCCCGCGCGGCGATCGCGCGTCGGTGTTGTCGGCTGCTATCGCCAGCGAGAACGCAATTCGTCAGCAGGAGACGCCGCTCTCCACGGCCGCGAAGATGGCGCGCCAGCTGCGGATGCGCAGCGAGGCTGACGTGGCGGTCCTGTTCGGCTGCAACGTCCAGACCGTGCGGGCGACGGTTGCACTTCTCGACTGCTGCGAGGCGGTGCAGAAAGCCGTGGATGCCGGCCAGATCAATGTCACGCATGCCCGAAAGCTCGCCAAGCTGGAACCCAGCGAGCAGCGCGAGAAGGTGGCAGAGCTCGTCGAAGCAGGTGAAGGCAAGACGGGCCATGCGCGCTCCCGTGCGCAGCGTGCTGTCGTCGAGGGCGATTCAGCTCCACGCATGCGCTCGCGCAAGCAAGTCGAGACTGCGCTGGCGGCAGCGACCGGCGACGTGGCTGCTGCGCTGCGGTGGGTGCTTGGCCTCGACGCGCAAGTCCCCGGAGGGGCCGCAGAGTGAGCGTCAAGGTGATGAACGCCGTATTCGAGCGCTACCCAGATGGCGGCGGCGAAATGATTCTCGCGCTTGCGCTCGCCGATCACGCGCATGACGACGGCTCGCATATCTATCCCAGCGTGGAGACGCTCGCCAAGAAGACGCGCCAGTCGCCACGGGCTGTTCAGTACCAACTCCGGCGCATGCAGCAGACCGGCTGGCTCATTCTTGTCGGTCAGGCAAAGGGGGGCCGCGGCAACTGCCGCGAGTATCGGATCAGCCAAGAATGGATAAACGGCGCAGAACTTGCACCCATTTCGGCGGGTTCAAAGGGCGCAAAAACTGCACCGAATGGAAAGGGTGCAAACGACGACACAAAGGGCGCAACTGACGACGTAAAGGGTGCAAAACACAGCGCTAAAGGGTGCAAAGCTTTTGCACCCGAATCATCAGGAACCACCAAAGAACCGTCAGAGAACCATCAACCCGCGCGGCGTGCGCCGCGAGTTGCGTTGCATGCCGAACTTCTGAACCTCGAACTTCCGGACTGGCTCCCGTTCGAGGCATGGGACGCATGGTGCGAGCACCGCGAGGCGAAGACGACCGGCAAGAGCGGAATCCCTTGGACGCGTCCGGCGGCCCGCGTGTCGCTGAAGAAGCTCGAGCAGATCCACGGTCGGGGCATGAGCGTTGTCGACGCGATCGACGAGTCTGTGCTGCGCGGCTGGACGGGGATTTGGGAGGCGAAGGCTACGGATGCTACGAGCGCAGCTGGCGGCGCCGCTGACGGATGGTGGGGAACCGAGGCTGGCTGGCGCGACCAGGGCAAACGGCTGGGCATCGATGTAGCGCGGTTCCAGTACTTCGAGCAGTTCAAGGCGAAGGTCTGCAAGACGCTCGGCCCTGGGCCGTGGATGGAGCATCTGCTCGCCGCGGTCAGCCGCGAGAGCGAAGAGCGCGGCGAGCACCTGTACGCGTACCTCAACGATATTCCGCGCGACCAGATCGCGCAGCGTGAGGCTGCATGACGAAGCGGACACCCTGGCCGATGGTAGTCCTGGCCGGAACGAAGACGGTCGGCACCGCGCGCGTGCGCGACGACTCGCGGCCGGCGATGACGACGGCGCAGCGCCGGATCTACGAGGCGACAGGCAACCGGCCGCAGGTCGACAGTGGTTTCGACGAGATCGCCGACGGGCTCGACCCATTCGCACCCGCGCCACTTTCGATGGCGAAGCCGAAACGGCCGCCGAAGTACCGCAACACGAAGTGCGAGCACAACGGCATCAAGTTCGACAGCGAGAAGGAGCGATCGCGCTGGTTCCACTTGATCCAGCTTCAGGCGGCTGGCGCCATTCGAGACTTGCAGCTGCAGGTCCCGTTTGTCCTCACCGATCGCAAGCGGCGCGATGACGGCGCGTGGGAACGCGCATCGAAATACGTCGCCGATTTCGTCTACGTCGATGTCGCAAGCGAAAAGCAGGTCGTCGAGGACGTGAAGTCAGTGGCGACGCGGAAGAACCGAACGTACATCCAGAAGCGCAAGCAGATGCTGGACAAGTACGGAATCACGATCAAGGAGGTCTGATGGCTGAGGGAAAGATGGGATTCACGTCGCGCCGCATCTGCGAATGTCTTCGCGACAATCCGGAGATCTCCATGGCGACGATCGCGAACAAGCTCGATGCGAACATCGAGACGATCAAGAAGCCGGTGAGAAGGCTCGTCGAGCTGGGATACGTCAAGCAGGGCGCCCGGCGGAAGGATGGCTTCACCTATCGCCTTACCGGCAAGCCCTTCCCGTCATCTGCCGACTGGAAGGTAACGCCGGCTTATGCGGCGACGCTTCAACGTCGGGCGGCATTCGACGATGCATTCAGCGTCGTGATTCCTGCAATGCGAGCAATGGTCGACGTCGGCAGGGTTGCGGCATGAGGCTCTATCTCGCCGGCCCGATGAGCGGGTATCCGGAGCTGAACTTCCCAGCATTCAATGCCGAGGCATCCCGCCTGCGCGGCCTGGGCTTCCAAATCGTGAATCCGGCTGAGATCAATGCGAATTCGGGTGCCGACTGGCTCTCATGCATGCGAGCTGACATCAAGCAACTGGTCGACTGCGACGGTATCGCGCTGCTGCCGGGCTGGGAGCGATCCCGTGGAGCGAACGTCGAGCACGTGGTGGCGCGCGGTCTCGGCCTGCGTGTGTACCAGGCGCATCACGTGGTCGGCCTCGCGGGCGAATTTCCAGTGTTGAGCTCGGACGCGATCGAGCGGATGGAGGCGGCATGAACTGCAAACCGGGTGATCTGGCTATCGTGACCCGCGGCGCGCGCACGGCGATCGAGAAGAAAGTGCTCGGCCGCATCGTGCGCGTTACGACCGCCGACGAGCAGGCGGTCTGGACGATAGAGGAGCCAATCTGGCTTTGGCATGCGGGCCGCTCGTACAAGATCACGGGTATTTGCGACGAGTGCTTGACGCCGCTGCGCGGCGAGCCGGAGATCGAGCATGAGCAGCGGCGCGACGAGGTGACAGCTTGAAGCGATCTGCACCGCTGCAGCGCAAGACGCCGCTGAAGTCGACCGGCTTCAAGCGCAAGACGAATTCGCCGTTCAGTAGCCTGGCGTCTCGCGCGACGCTCGAGCGCCGGACCGCGATCAAGAACCGGATCAAGAAGCCCGCCGTCGCCGAGGGCGCGAAGTATCTGGCCGCCTGTCGCGGGGAGCCGTGCTATCTGCGCGTGCCGGGCGTCTGCCGCCTCAATCCGCTCGACGAGACGGTGGTGCCTTGCCATTCGAACCAAGGGCGCCACGGCAAGGCTGGCAACTTGAAAGCGAAAAACGAATTCACGGTTCCGGGCTGCATGCGGTGCCACGCATGGATCGATCAGAACCGCGTTGGTACGCCGAGGCAGGTCAAGTTCGACGTCTGGGATCGGGCGTTTGAAGAATGGGTGCAGGTGCGCGCCCGGAAGATGGGAATTGAGGAGGAAGCGTGCGACTTGTCGTGAAGATGGCTCTACCAGCCGTGCGCCACTGGCGCCACTACCGCGCGAATTGGGCGACGTTTGAATGCCGTGCGGTTCGCTTGCGCGGCCCGGTTCGTCAGGGAATTCCATCGAAGCCAGTGCCGGCATGGATCTACGCAGATGTGATCGTGCCGGACAAGTACCGCGATCAGGCGGCGCCGCATGCATGGAATCCGGACGGCACATATCCAGTTGAGGTGCCGGTGAACTGGAATGCAAAGACCCTCGCGCCGTTTCTCGCGAGCGGCGAACTTGAATGGAATGTGGAGGAAAACGCGTGACCGCATTTGCATACATCGACATCGCCGACGTGCCGACTCATCTGCGTGAAACGAGCGCGCAACGCATCGACAGCCTAACGGGCGCGACACTCATCGCATTCGAAGGCTGCCCGCTCGTCGGCCAGAGTGAGCCGGAAAAGCCGCAGCAGATCGAGTTTCCATTCCCGCGACTGCAGGCGATCAGATGGCAGTTGGTCGAGTGGCTGTCGTATTACGGGATCAACTTCACGGTCGTGTTCTGACGTCCCGCAGGCAAAAACGAAATATCGAAATTGATGAAAACACAAGGAGCCAGCATGCAAGCGGTCAAACACGAAGGCATATTCAAGAGCCCACAAGAGGCCATCGTTTTCGCATGCAACTACAGTGACCAGCAATACGCGTTGTCGCCGATGGCGAAGATCCTGCAACGCGGTGCGTACGGAAGCGGGCGCGGGCTGATCGGCCTCGACGGCGCCGGCCAGGCGGGCATGGTGTTCGCCGAACTGCACCGACTCGACTACTGGCAGTTCGTCGCGCTTGTGTCGAGCAAGATCAAGCGAAGCGAGCAATGCAATTGTGGGTTCGCATGCTGCCGCGGCTGGAAGATCACGAAGCAATTTGACGAGGCGGTTAGCCAACTTGCAGACCACGTCGGCGAGGCATTGACGCCTGTTCCTCCCGTGAAGGAGTTTCGGCGCGCGGTCATCATGAAGTACTTCGGCGAGAAGGAGAACGTCAACATCGTTGCAGAGAACCTTGGGATTCCGCCGCGCACGGCCGAACGTCACGCGGCAGCGATCCGGCGTTACATCAAGGATCTCGAGAGGAACGGACTGACGAAGCTGAGCGAGCGTCTCGACGAAATTGGCATGCTCATCTCGGAAACTGCTTGACTGGCGGAAATCCCCGCCATATAGTCCGTTTTCATATACCGTACCAATGGTGCGAACACGAAGCCCGCAAGCGAAAGCAAGCGGGCTTTTTGCGTTTGGAGTTCAGATGGACAACCAGCACAAGCACATCAAGGGCTATCGCGATCTATCGGCCGCCGAGATCGACCTGATGAACCGAATCAAGGCGAAGGGCGCCGAGCTGATCTCGTTGCAATTCGAGCTGAAAAATCTGCTCGATACGCAATGGGCGACGAAGCGCAGCGACGCGCAGCGCTCACTCGATCGGCCGGATGGACTCGGCGTCGACATCTTGCAGGGGGCGACCGACGAGTGCCGTGAGTTTCAGCGCTTCGAGGCAGCTGAGCCGCACCGCTGGGTCGCGATCGCCAAGACCGACATTCAGACCGGAATCATGGCGTTGGTGCGTGCTGTCGCTCAGCCTGCAGGTGTTTGAGCCGCAAGCATTGAAGCAATGAGTCGAAAGCTGACGACGCTCAAGCCGCGCGTGCAGGTACTGACAGCCACGCGCGTGCCGATGCTCGAAGCGAAGGCCGGCACGACGCCGCGCATTCGCGGTAGTCGATGGGTCAAGACGCGGCAGCGCATCGCTGTCGCGCAGGAGTTCAAGTGTCGGCGCTGCGGCTGCGTGTGGTTGCCGTGGCGAGATCAGGTCGATCACGACGTGCCGCTCGAGCAAGGCGGCAGCAACGACGACGGCAACCTGCAGCTGCTCTGCGATGACTGTCACAAGGTGAAGACGGCTGAGGAGGCGCGCAGCCGTTCGGTGCGCCTGTGAATGCGAGTTATTCGCATTTGCGGCGGGGGGTGTCGAAAGTCTGGCGTTGCACATCGCGGGACACCGCCCGACCTCCCATGCGGAGAAAAAATCGCCCCTGGAGGATTTTGTTAATGGCTTTAACAGGCAAAAAGAGGCTATTCGCCGATGCCGTTTTAGCCGGGAAGTCCAATAGGGACGCGGCAATCGCGGCCGGCTACAGCGCTAAGACGGCGTCGGCGGCCGGATCGCGACTTGTTAAAGACAAGGACGTCGCCGCGTACCTCGCGGAGCGCAAAAAGAAGCCCGCGCCGAAGCGGAAGTCGGCACCGCCGGCGGGAGACGACCCGGTCACGCAAGCGGCGGTCGCCGCCGGCTTCGATCTGGCCGCGATCCTCACTTACAAGGATCCGAAAGACTTCCTGCTCGCGGCGATGAACGATCAGCTCACCGAGCCGAAGCTGCGGATCGACGCGGCAAAGTCCCTCATGCCGTTCATGCACCAGAAGCTCGGCGAGGGCGGCAAGAAGGATGCGCAAGCGGAGGCCGCGAAAAAGGCGGCCAGCAAATTCGGCGCACTGACGCCCCCGAAGCTCGTCGTCAACAACAGGAAGTGATGCATGGAATGGTCAACCGCATGTCCGGACTGGGCCGAACGGCTCAAGTCGGGGAGGTCGATTATTCCCCCGCCGATCTTCCCGGAGCAGGCCGAGCAGGCGCTCGCTGTATTCAAGGAGCTGAAGATCGTCGACGCGCCGGGTAGCCCGACGTTCGGCGAATCGTCGGCGGAGTGGGTGTTTGATCTGGTCGCATCGATCTTCGGTGCCTATGACGCGGAGAGCGGCCGGCGCCTGATTACTGAGTGGTTCGTCTGCATCCCCAAGAAGAACAGCAAGTCGACGCTTGCCGCGGGGATCATGATGACGGCCATGATCCTGAATTGGCGCATGTCGGCGGAGTACGCAATCCTCGCCCCGACGATCGAGGTCGCGAACAACAGCTTCGCGCCGAGCCGGGACATGGTGAAGCATGAGGAGGAGCTGGACGATCTCTTCCAGGTGCAGACGCACATCAAGACGATCACGCACCGAACGACTGGCGCGACGTTGAAGGTGGTGGCGGCCGATTCGAACACGGTCGGCGGGAAGAAGAGCGTCGGTACGCTGGTTGATGAGGTGTGGTTGTTCGGCAAGCAGGCGAATGCCGAGAACATGCTGCGCGAAGCGATCGGCGGCCTGGCATCGCGTCCGGAAGGGTTCGTGATCTACCTCACGACGCAATCGGATGATCCGCCGGCCGGCGTGTTCCTGCAGAAGCTGCGTTATGCGCGCGACGTGCGCGACGGGAAGATTCACGATCCGTGCTTCGTGCCGGTGATCTTCGAGCATCCGCCGGACATGGTCGAGCGGAAGGAGCACCTGCTCTCCGAAAACCTTGGGATGGTCAATCCGAACCTCGGCTACTCGGTCGACCAAGCGTTTCTGGAGCGCGAATTCCGCAAGGCGAAGGAGGGCGGCGAAGAGTCGTTCCGCGGCTTCCTCGCGAAGCACGCCAACGTCGAAATCGGGCTCGCGCTCCGGTCGGACCGGTGGGCTGGCGCCGATTACTGGGAGAGGCAAGGCGTCCAGCGGCTCTCGCTCGAGGATCTGATTGCCCGGTCCGAGGTGATCGACGTCGGCATCGACGGCGGCGGCCTCGACGACTTGCTCGGTCTGGCCGTGGCCGGGCGCGAGACCGGTACAGGAAACTGGCTCCTCTGGACGCACGCGTGGGCGCATCCATCGGTGCTCGAGCGACGCAAGGCCGAGGCCGCACGCTTCGAGGACTTTTCGAAGGATGGCGACCTAACGCTCGTCGAGGTGATCGGCGACGACGTCGACGAGCTGGCCGGGTACGTCGCGCAGTGTGAGCGGTCCGGTCTGCTCGACAGAGTCGGCGTAGACCCTGCGGGGATTGGCGCGATCCTTGACGCACTCGTCGATGCCGATGTTCCTGAGGACAAGGTGCTCGCGATCTCGCAGGGCTGGAAACTCACTGGCGCGATCAAGACGACCGAGCGGAAGCTCGCCGAAGGCGGCCTGCTTCACGGCGGTCAGCGTCTGATGAACTGGTGCGTCGGCAACGCGCGCGTCGAGCCACGCGGCAACGCGATCCTGATCACCAAGCAGGCCAGCGGCACCGCGAAGATCGACCCGCTGATGGCGACCTTCAACGCGGTATCCCTGATCAGCCTGAATCCACAGTCAGCACCTAAACCTGGAATTGTGATCCTATGAGCGAAGCGGTATTCAAGGCAGCGCAGGCGAAGGCCCGGACGCCGGGTTCGTCGGTGCTCAATGCCTGGCGCGCGCAGCATGGGCCCGAGGCGACGGGGCGCATCAACAACATCAACGAGACGCGGCAGAGCCTGACCGTTCAGGAGCTGGCGAACATCATCGGCGGCGGTGCGATCAGCAACGCCGGCCCGGTCGTGAACGAGACGACCGCGATGAAGGTGTCGGCCGTCTACGCGTGCGTCGCACTGATCGCTGGCGCGATTTCGACGTTGCCGATGCCGGTCTACGAGCGCACGCCGACTGGCCGCGCTCGCATCGAGCATCCGTATTGGTGGCTCCTGAACGAGCAGCCGGAACCGGATGTTTCTGCCGCCGTGTTCTGGGAGTACATGGTCGCGGCTCGGCTGTTCTACGGTGACTGCTTTGCCGAAATCGTGCGGCCGTCGTTTCGCAGCAGCACCGTGACATCATTCAAGGCGCACCATCCGCTGCGCGTGTTTCCGTTCCGCGACAGCCAGGGCGATCTGTACTACCGCGTGCAGCCCCTGGTTGGCGCGGAGTATGTGTTGCATCCGGCGGACATGATTCATATCCCGAGCCTCGGCTATGACGGGATTCGAAGCCCGAGCCCGATCACCTACGCTGCGCGGCAGGCGGTTGGCACGTCAATCGCAGCGGCGGAATACAGTGCGCGGTTCTTCTCCAACGGCGCCCGCCCAGATTTTGCGCTGATGACCACCGGCAACATGTCGGAGGAGCAGGCGAGATTGCTGCGGGCGACGTGGGGTGAGCACCACGGAGGTGTTGCAAACTCGCATTTGCCGGCCGTTCTCACGGGCGGCTTGCAGATCAAGGAGTTGACGCTGTCACCGGTCGACGCCCAGATCCTCGAAACGTCGAAATGGGACCTCGAGGAAATCTGCCGCATCCTCGGCGTGCCGCCATTCATGGTCGGCTCGACTGAAAAGACGACGTCGTGGGGCAGCGGCATTGAGAACATGAGCCGCGGCTTCGTGAAGTTCACGCTGCTGCGCGACCTGATCAAGTTCAACCAGGAATTCAACCGAAAGCTCTGGCCGAGTCGGCAGCGGTTGTTCGTTGAATTCGACGTGTCCGGCATGGAGCGCGGTGACCTCAAGAGCGAGAACGACGCTCTGCGTATGGCGATCGGAGGCGCGGGGCAGCCCGGTTGGATGACTCCGAACGAGGTACGGCACATCAAGATGCTTCCGCCCGTTCCCGATGGCGACACATTGTTCAGCGGCGTCGCGGCGACTGCCAACATCACCGAGCCGGCGCCAGCGACCGAAACGGCGCCGGAACCCGCCGGCCAACCAGACCAAGGGGCAACATGAGCAAGCTGATGCAGCTGCTGGCGAGCAATCGTCGGCAGGGACGCCCGCGCGCGTTCGCGGTGCAGGGCGATGACGTGACCATCTATATCTATGACGCCATCGTGCCCGATGACGATACGGCGGAGTGGTGGGGTGGCGTCTCGGCGCAGTCGCTCGTTCCTCAGATCCGCGCGATCAACGGCGGCACGATCCATTTGCGGATCAACTCGCCGGGCGGTGACGTGTTCGCGGCGCAGGCGATCTGTGCGGCAATCCGCGACACCGGCGCCAAGGTGATCGCGCACATCGACGGTTACGCCGCGAGCGCGGCAACCATCATCGCATCGGCCGCCGACGAGGTCGAGATGTCGGACGGCGCGATGTACATGATTCACTGCGGATGGACGATCGCCATCGGCAACTCGGCCGATATGACGGCCGTGGCGGCGCTGCTGGACAAGACGGACGGCGTCATCGCCAGTCAGTATGCGAAGCGCTCGGGCAAGAGCGCTGACGACATGAAGACGCTGATGCAAGCCGAAACGTGGTTCACGGCCGAAGAGGCCGTCGAAATCGGCCTGGCCGACCGAATCGCCGAAAGCGCCGAGAAGGTTCAGGCGTCCTGGGATCTGAGCGCGTACGCGAACGCGCCGAAGCCGGAAGCGCGGCAGCAGCCCGAGAAGATCGACGCAATCACCGCCGAGCATCGACAGCGTCAGCAACAGCGCCTCCGCATGCTGAACTGCATCAACCATCAGTGACGCGCCTCGCGCAACTGAGATCAGCCGCCCTCGGGCGGTTTTTTTTCGTCCCTACGACCTGCGCGAGCGGTCAACCCTGAACGGAGAGAGTCACATGAAGCTGCAACAGCTGCGCGAACTGCGCAACCAGAAGGCGAAGGAAGCCAACGAGCTGAACAACAAGTACCCGTCCGACCAGCGCATGCCGGCGGCCGACGCCGAGCGCATGGATGCGATCCTGGCCGAAATCGAGGCGATCGACGGCGACATCGCGCGCGAGAACCGCCGCGTGCAGCTGGCCGCCGACGACCCGGCCGCGATCGAAGCCGCGGCGCGCAACGCGGCGACGCGGAATCCGGCGCAGCATGGCGACGAATCGAAGGCGCTCCGCGCGTTCCTCGCCGGCGGCATCGTCAACATGGCGGATGAAGATCGTGCGCGCATGCTTGCGCGCCAGACGCCGGACATCCGGAACGCGATGTCGACCACGACCACCACGGAAGGCGGTTTCACGGTCGCGACCGAGTATCAGCGCTCGCTGGAAATCGCGATGAAGGCATACGGCGGCATGCGGCAGGTTTCGCACTCGATTCGCACCGCCACCGGCGCGACGATGAACTTCCCGACCACGGATCCGACCGCCGAAGTCGGCGAAATCGTCGGTCAGAACTCGCCGGCGAGCGGGCAGGACACGTCGTTCAACAACATCTCGCTCGACGTGTACAAGTACAGCTCGAAGAAGATCGCGCTGCCGTTCGAGCTGGTGCAGGACAGCTTCATCGACATCGAGGCGTACATTCAGTCGCTGCTCGCGATGCGCCTCGGTCGTATCCAGAACTCGCACTTCACGAACGGCACGGGCACGGGCCAGCCGCGCGGCCTCGTTACGGCGGTGAGTTCGGGCAAGGTCGGTGCCACCGGCCAGACGCTGAGCGTCATCTATGACGATCTCGTCGACCTCGAGCATTCGATCGATCCGGCATACCGCAACCAGCCCGGCGTCGGCTACATGATGCACGACTCGTCGGTGAAGGTCGTTCGCAAGATCAAGGACGGCCAGAATCGGCCGATCTTCGTGCCGGGCTACGAAGCGGACGCGATGATCAACGGCGGCGCGCCGGACCGCCTGATGGGGCGCCCGATCTACATCAACCAGGATGTGCCGGTGATGGCGGCGAACGCGAAGTCGATCCTGTTCGGCCAGTACAGCAAGTACGTCATCCGCGACGTGATGGATCTCACGATCTTCCGCATGACCGACTCGGCCTTCACGCTGAACGGTCAGATCGGCTTCGTCGGCTTCCTCCGGACCGGCGGCAACCTGATCGACGCCGGCGGCGCCGTCAAGGCATACGCCAACTCGGCGACGTAAGCGCTGCTGCTCGGAGCGCGGCGGACTTCGGTTCGCCGCTTCTTCTTCCTCCAGGAGTAAATCATGGCAAAGACGCAAACCGCGCGTGCGCGCGCGCTTTCGGACAACGAGAGCCTTGGATTCAAATGCGAGCAGCTCGTCGAGGGCCCGGAGAAGGTCATCCAGGCACTCACGGACGCCGGCGCGGTCGACAACCATTCCGACGCGGTCGACTACGCCACGAAGCAGGGCGCAAAAGTGGTCGCTCTCGCCGATCCGGATGCGGCAGCGGAACTCGCGGCATCGGTGATCGAGAACAAGCAGGCCGAAGCGGACGGCGCGGCCCGGGATCCGGCGGCGTAAGGCATGGGGATCAGGCTCACACAGGCACCCGCGGAGGAGCCGGTCACGCTGGAGGAGGCGAAGCTGCACCTCCGCGTGATCGACTCGTCCGAAGATACGCTGATCTCGCTGCTTATCAGCGCTGCGCGCGTGCACGCGGAGAATGTCTGCCGGCGCGTGTTCGTCACGCAGAAGTGGGATCTGTTCCTCGACGCGTTTCCGTTCTACACGTACTACGGAGTGATCCCCGGATACGTGCCGGTCGACCAGCTGCCGGCTGCATGGATGACGATGCGGAACTACGCGGTCCGCTTTCGCGGCAGCAAGATCGACATCCCGTTCCCGCGGCTGCAATCGGTCGATGCGGTGAAGTACATCGATGCGTTCGGCAACCAGCAGACGATGGACCCATCGCTGTACGTCGTCGACAACATCAGCGAGCCGGGTGTCCTGACTCCGGCGACCGGGACGTATTGGCCCGACACGCTCAACACGACGAACGCGGTGCAGATCAGCTTCACGGCCGGCTACGGCGACGCATCGGCTGTCCCCGCGGGGATCAAGTCGTGGATCCTGATCCGCCTCGCGACCCTGTTCGAGAACCGCGAGGAGGTCGCGATTCTCAATCGTGGCCAGGTGCATGACCTGCCGTATGTCGATCAGATTCTCGATCCGTACCGTATCTGGGGGTACGCCTGATGCGCTCGGGAGATTTCAACCGGCGCATCACGATCCAGGTCAAGCAGGCTGGCCAGGACGATCTCGGGCAGCCCTTGACGAGCTGGGTCGACTTCGCGAAGGACGTGCCGACAAATCTTCTCGCCTCGACCGGCAAGGAATACGTCAACTCCGGCGAGGAGATAAGCAAGGCGCAGGTGAGCATGCGGATTCGCTGGCGGACTGACATCACCGCGGCGATGCGCGTGCTGTACGACGACGGCATCTTCAACATCGAGGCCGTGCTGCCGGATTACGCAGGGCGCCGGTATGTCGATCTGGCGTGCAGCGTGGGAGCGAACAATGGGTGATCCATCTGGCTCGATCGTTGCGAATCCACTGTCGGCCGAGCTGATTGTCGTCGGCGCGCTGAAGTCTCTCGTCGCGAATGGCGACGGGACGCACCGATGCTATCCGGACATCGCGCCGGAGGGAGCTGCAAGACCGTACATCACGTATACGGCGGCCGGCGGTCAGTCGACGAACTACCTCGACGACACCGTCGCGCTGCAGAACTCGCGGATGCAGCTGAATGTGTGGGCTGACGATCGCGCCGGCGCAAGTCGGCTCATGCAGGCTGTGATTGCAGCGCTCACCGGCCCACCGATTAACGCCACGAGCGTCGGCGCGCCAGCAAGCGTGTATGAGGCAGATACGAAGCTGCGCGGATCGCGCCTCGATTTCTCGATCTGGTTCACCCCGTAATTCCCGGCCCGCGTAAGCGGGCATTTTCTTTTGAGAGGTATGGACATGGGATCCACCGCAGTTTCGGCGCAGGGCTCGAAGATTGAAATCCAAGGTTCGGGAGTCAGTACGCCGAAGAACATCTCTGGTCTGGCGCTCGGGTTTCCGACGATCATCTCGTCGTCGGCACACGGCTTCCAGAACGGCGACATCGTCACGTTCGCCGGCCTGCTCGGCAACACGACCCTGAACGGTGTCACGGCGACTGTGAAGAACGTCACGTCCGGGACGTATGCCGTCGACGTCGATACGACGGGGGGCACCGCCTATACCAGCGGCGGCACGGCGACGCCTAATACCTGGGTCAAGGTCAAGAACGCAAAGGCGTTCAAGGGCTTCGATGGCAAGCCGGCGAAGATCGACGTGACCAACCTCGACAGCGCGATGAAGGAATCGCGCCCCGGTCTGGTGGACGGGGGGCAATTCAGCGTCGATGTCGACATCGATGTGACCGACCCCGGTCAACAGGCGTTGCGCGCCAATTTCCTCAACGGCGCAATCACGAACTTCCGCTTGACGCTACCGAATGGCAAGACGCGTACGTTTCCGGCGTACGTCGAATCGTTCCCGTGGGACGGCGGCGTCGATAAGGTCGTGACGTCGACCGCCAACCTCATCATCACCGGCCTCTGGACCGACGCGTAACGCGCGGTTGCGGCTCACTATCAGGAATTGATCTACACCATGACGACTTTCTCGAAAGACAACAAGGCGACGATCCTCGCTGCACCGCACCTCAAGACCGACCGCGTTGATGTGCCCGAATGGGGCGACGGCGTGACGGTCATCGTCGCAGAAATGACCGGCGCGGCACGCGACGCGTTCTACGCCGCGCGCGACGGCGCCGACAAGAACGCGATCAGCGAATCGCAGGCTCAGCTGCTGATGGCGACTGTCGTTGACGATGCCGGTCAGCCGGTGCTCGACGATGGCGATATTGCCGCGCTGCGCGCGCAGGGCAGCGCCGTGCTCGACCGAATCGCGGACGCCGCGATGAAGATCAACGGCATGACCGCGACGGCGGTGGAGGATGCGGCAAAAAACTCCGCAGCCGCCCCGAGCGGCGATTCTGGTTCCGCCTCGCCGGCCATCTCGGCTGCACAGTAGGCGAGCTGCAGCAGCGCATCACGAGCGCGGAATTCGTCGAATGGATGGCGTTTTTCGACATGGAGCCATGGGGCAGCCATATCGACGACCTCCGCGCCGGCACGATCGCGTCGATGGTCGCGAACGTCAACCGCGACACGGAAAAGCGGCCGGATCCGTTTGAGCCGCTTCACTTCATCACGTGGAACGATCGGCGCGCATCGGAGAAGGAGCCCGAGCCGATCCTGCTCGACGATCCCGAGGCGCAATCGCAGCTGATTCTCATGAGCATGTCCCCGGCGAAGCATGGCTGACAGTCTTTCAATCGAAAACCCGGATGGCCTGACTGCAGCAATCGACGCTCTTTCGCAGGTCGCGAGTGAGTCGGTTTTGCGGCAGGCGACTGTCGCCGGCGCGCGCGTGATCTTCGACGAGGTGAAGCTGCGCACGCCGATCGGCATCGCAACGTGGGAGAGCCGAAACGGGAAGCAGAAGCGCTATCCGGGTTTCCTCCGCGACAACATCCTGATCGCATACGACAAGGAGCGATCGGCCGACGGGCTTCGTGCCACGTACCTAGTGACGTGGAGTAAGGATGCCTTCTATGGGAGGTTCGTTGAGTACGGCACGTCGAAGATGGCCGCGAATCCTTTCTTGCGCCCTGGATATGACGCCTCGAAGGACGCCGCGGCGGAGAAGTTCGGCGAAGTGATTGACGACAAGGTCAAGGAGTTGACGAGTGTCTAACGAAACCGTTGTCCGGTTGACCGGCGATGCGTCCGGATACGTCTCCGAGATGGAGCGTGCCCGCAGAAGCGCCGCCGATTTCATGACGAGCCAGGACACGCTTCGTCAGCGCATGACCAATACGGTCGCGGCGATGGAGAATTCTCGAAAGGCCATCAAGGAGCAGGGCGACGAGGCGCTGTTGGCGTTCAACAAGTCCGCGCGTTCGGCCGAGAACTGGCTGAATGCGCTCCAGAAGCAGGCCGATCAGGCCGGAAAGACGCGCGCTGAACTGATGGAGCTTCGAGCGGCCGAGCTGGGCGTGTCGGACGCTGCGCAGCCGTTCATCGACAAGATCAAGTCTGCCGAGGCGGCCATGAATGGCGGCGGCCATGCTGCGCACGGTTTCAACCTCGCGACAGCCGGCGCCCGGCGCGAACTTCTCGTTTTGGCTCACGAGGCATCGCAGGGCAACTGGAAGAATTTCGGCGGCTCCCTCATGGTGCTTGGTGAGCGTACGGATGCGATGTCCATGCTCATGACCAAGAGCGTGCTCTCGGTCGGCGCGTTCATCGCCGTTATCGCGTCAGCAGCTGCAACCGTCTACCACGCGCGCGAAGTCCTCGCCGATTATGGTGAGCAGATCGAGATCCTGCACCAGAAGACGGGTGTCTCGACTGACAGCATCCAGCAATGGGCCTTCGCAACGAAGTCTGTCGGCGTCGACACGAAGGAGGCGACAAAGTCTCTGGCTGGCCTTGGCGAGGCACAAAACAAGGCGATCAACGGGAACAAGGATTCCGCAAAGGCGTTCGCTGCGATCGGAATCTCGCTTGCGGACCTCAAGAAGAATAGCCCGGACGAGCTGCTCCCGAAGATTGCCGACGCGTTCCACCAGTCGGCGGACGGGGCAGCCAAGGCCGCCGTCGCGAACGAGTTGTTCGGTGCATCCGGCGAAAGCCTGATTCCGTTGCTCGATCGCGGGCGGGCTGGCCTTGATGCGCTTCGCGCCGCTGCCGCTGAATCCGGTGCCGTGATCGGTGGCGAGACGATCGCCAAGATGGCTGCCCTCAAGGAGCAGATGGATCTGTCGAAGGCGAAGATGGACGCCTTGACGCTGAGCGCGAAGGCCCAGCTCCTGCCGACGATCATCAACCTCACCAATGCGCTGAGCGGCAACGTCGCGATGAAGCCCTTGATGATGGACTTTTACAACGCGGTAGGCGTCGTGATGAAGGCCACGGCCTCCGCGATCGCTACCGTCGTGGTCGGTTTCGAGCAGGTATCCGAGGTCATCGCGACCACTGCGATGGTGACGTATTACGCGTCGTCGGGTCAGTTCAAGATGGCCTACGACTCGGCGAAGGTCGGGTATGAAAACCTCAAGAAGCAGGGCGAAGGCTATTCGCAATTCATGCGTAAGTTATGGTCGGACACGACCGCGCCCGATGCGCATTTGCCGGGGCAAACGGGTACCAACCAGATCAATTTCGCGAAGGGTGAGAACGGCGCGCATCCGAAGGCGTATCACGACGACGCTGCGACGAAGTTCCTGCAGCAACTGCGCGATCAGGCCGCAGAACTGCAGTCGCAGTTGGCCACGACCGACAAGTTGACGAACGCCGAAAAGGAGCTAGCCAAGTTCAACCAGCAGATCAGTGACTGGAAGGGCAAGACGCTCACTGAGGATCAGAAAAGCCTGATCGGGCATCAGGTCGAGATTCGCATTCAGTTGCAGAAGAACATCGAACTCGAAAAAGAGGTCAAGCACCGCGAGGATGTGGCGAAGCTCCAGGAGCGTTCCGCGCAGCTGGCTCAATCCATTGCGGCATTCCAGAAAGGCCATTCTGAGCAGTATTCGCGCGAGCTGGGCGCGATCGGGATGGGTGCGGACGCCCTGAAGAACGTCCAGGCCATCAAGTCCATTTACAAGGAATATCAGCGCCTGCAGGAGCAGCTTGATAAGGCGACGCCGAAGGAGCTGATCGGCGGCCCGGATTACCAAAAGGCGGCCGGCGAGATTCAGGCCGGGCTGCAGCGGTCCCTGCAGGACTACGACGAGTACTACGCCGCGCTGAAGCTGAAACAGGCGAACTGGATCAACGGCGCGTCGACCGCGCTTGCGAACTATATGGACGAGTCTCAAAACAAGATGAAGCAGACCGAACAGCTGTTCAATACCGTAACGAGCGGGATGGAGTCTGCCTGGGTCAACTTCACGCAGACCGGGAAGCTCAGCTTCACGTCGCTGGTGAACTCAGTAATCGCGGACCTCGCGCGCATGTCGGCAAAGGCGGCGATCAGTGGGCTTCTCGGAAACTTCGTGTCGATCGGTGGCTCTCTGATCGGCGGCTTCTTCGGGGCGAACGCCGGTGTTGCCGCACCCGTCTCGAGCGCGTTGCCGGGTGACTCACTCGACAACATGATCAATCTGACGAACGGATTCGGCACTGGCCATGCGGACGGCGGATACATCACCGGCCCTGGCAGTGGCACTAGCGACAGCATCATGGCTCGACTGTCGAATGGCGAATTCGTGGTGAACGCAGCTGCGACGTCGAAGTACCGCGGCTTGCTCGAGGCGATCAACGGCAAGCAGCCGGTTGCGGCCGCGCCGCGATTCGCGACGGGTGGCTACGTCGGTTCCTCGACGCCGGTTTCGGGTAGCTCCAGCAACGGCATGACGGTCATCGTCGACGCCCCGGTCACTGTAACGGGCGGCAATGGCACGTCCGCTGCCGAACAGCAAAACAGCGCCGAGCTGTCCAAGAAGATCAAGCAGGCTGTTCAGGCTTTGTTGCAGAACGAGCGTAGGCAGGGCGGCGTGCTCTGGAAGCTACAGAACGGATTGAATTGAATGCCCGACACCTTTATTTGGATTCCCACCGTCGCGCAGTATGCCGGTACGACAAAGCTGCGCGTGCGCAAGTCGCAATTCGGCGACGGGTACGAACAGACGGTGCCGGACGGAATCAACAATCGTGTGCTGTCGTTCGCGGTGCAGTTCGTCGGCGGCGCCGACACGATCTCGGAGATTCTCGCCTTCCTCGATGCGCACGTCGGCGTCGGGTTCTATTGGACTCCTCCGCTGCGGCAGCAGTCGCTTTTCAAGTGCGACACATACGCCGACTCCATCCCGGATAACGGCACGTATGCCGTGACGGCGACGTTCACGCAGACATTCGACCTCGGATCATGACAGCACTTCAAAAAATTAATCAGGGCACGGCGCCGGCCGGCTCAGACGGCGATACCGTGCGCTCGGCGTTCTCGAAGGTGAATTCGAATGTCGACGTGCTTAATACGCAAGCGGCGCTCATGTCGTCTGCGGTGATCACCGCAGCGCAGGCGCTGACGAACGCACACGTCGGCAAGCGTGTGAATATCAACCTGACGAGCGCGGGCACGATCAACATGCCGGCAGCCTCGACATGCGCCGCTGATCAGGTGACGCTTCTGCGCAATATCGGCACTACCGTCGTGACGCTCGCGATCGCGACTGGCTCTGGCGATACCGTATCACTGTCGAAGCTGAATCCGGGCGAGACGGCTCTGATGGACACCGATGGAATTCACGCGTGGAACGTGCTGATGCGTGGTCGGACCAACTCGGACAACGAGTCCGTCGGTGGTTCCCTTAACGTGACTGGGAATGCCTCGGTAGGTGGCACGCTTGGTGTGAGTGGTGCATCAACGTTTTCAATGCGTCCAACATTTGCAGGTAAAACCCCGTGGGATTCCGGAAACCTGAATCCCGGTCTAACTCTGCTTGAGACTCAGGGGCCAACCGGAGTGGCAAATGTATTTAAAAATCTAAGCGGATTTAATGTCTACGAGCTTGTGTTTGATGGACTTGTTCCTGTCTTAGACAACACTCAGCTTGGGGTCCATCTATCTAATAATAATGGAAATACATGGATCATATCAGCGCAGTACGAAAGAGCTATTAGTTACCACAGCACGCAAACGTCCGGTGTAGCTGTAGCCGGGCAGACCGCTCAGACGTTGATTACTATGTGGGATGGTATGTCCAACGTTGCAGGCAATCCAACATTTGCAACGTATAGTGGATCAGTAAGATTTCACAATTTCACGGACGTAACGAAGATTCCGAGTATTTTGTTTGATGTTAATGGAGTCGATAGATCAAACAATAGCCTTGGTCATGTATCTGGAGTAGGAAGGCTTCTCGCACTCAGTGGAAATCCGATCAACGCGCTCAGAATTTTTGGCGGTGGATCTGGGTTCAGCGCTGGGCGGTTGTCACTATATGGCATGAATTGCTAAGCAATATGACAACGCAAATTACTTCCGATGTGCAGCAGCTTGATCCGGGCGCGCTCATCGAGTTATTTGAAGTCGATGGTACGGCCATTGGTGGAGACATGCTGCGCTTTCACGGGCACCTGCAATCGACATCGATCTGGTGGCAGGGCAACGAGTACAAGCCGTGGCCGATTCAGGCAAGCGGATTCGAGCACACGTCTAGCGCGCAGCAGCCGTCGCCGACGCTTTCTGTCGGAAACGTCGGCGGCACGATCTCGGCGCTATGCGTCTTCCTTGGCGACATGGTCGGCGCGAAGGTGCGGCGCCGGCGCACGCTGACGAAATATCTGGATTCGGTGAATTTCCCGTCCGGCAACCCGACTGCAGATCCGACGCAAGAGATGGCGCCTGAGCTTTGGTACATCGAGCAGAAGAGCGGCGAGACGAACGCGCAGGTCGATTTTATGCTCTCCTCGGCGCTCGACTTTGGCGGCCAGCAAGTGCCGGCTCGGCAGATCGCGTCCGGCTGCCAGTGGCGGTACCGGGACGCAAATTGCGGCTACACCGGCACAGCGTATTTCGATGCCAAGGACCAGCCCGTGAGCGATCCAGCGCTCGACCGATGCAGTAAGAAGATGAGCGGCTGCCAGTGTCGCTTCGGCGTCAACAACCCGCTTCCGTTCGGGGGCTTCCTCTCCGACACGCTGTCCTGACCTTTCCTCAACCTGCATCCACATACCCGCCTCGGCGGGTTTTTTTTATGGACGAACGAATCAAGGCTGCGATCGCCGCGCACGCACTCGCTGAATACCCGCGCGAGTGTGTTGGCTTCATCGTCAAGACTGACGTCGGCGAAGTCTATCTGCCATGCGTCAACCGCGCACCTAAGCCGGAAGACGACATGGCAGTGTCTGGCGAGGACTACGCACGCGCCGAAGATATGGGTGAGATCGCAGCGTTCGTTCATTCGCATCCAGGCATGCCGGCGCGCCCGAGCGGCGCTGACAGGGCCATGTGTGAGCAGAGCGGTATCGCGCGCTGGATCATCGTTTCGCTCGGTGTGCAGGCCGATGGATTGATCGCCATCGACGACTGGTGCGATTTCGGGCCGTCCGGTTTCATCGCGCCGCTCATCGGGCGCCAGTTTGTGCATGGCGTGCACGACTGCTACGCGATTGTGCGCGATTACTACCGGCTCGAGCGCGGTGTTGATCTCCCCGATTTCGAACGAAGCGACGAGTGGTGGGATGACGGTCACTCGTCGCTCTATCTCGACAACTACTGCGCCGCAGGGTTCGAAGACGTGGGGCACGATGCGCCGCTCGAAGTCGGCGACGTGTTGCTGATGCAGATCCGCAGCCGCAACGGCGTGCCCAACCATGCCGGCGTCTATCTCGGCGACAGCCAATTCATCCACCACATGCACGGGCGCCTGTCTGGCCGCACGGTGTGGGGCGGCATGTGGGCGCAAAGCCTGCACACGGTGCTGCGCTACAAGGGGTAATCAATGAGCAACACGCTTCGTACCGTACGCCTCTATGGCGTGGCGGGGACCAAGTTCGGCCGCGTGCATCGCATCGCCGTCTCGTCGACTCGCGAAGCCATGCGTGCGCTGTGCGTCACGGTTCCCGGATTCGAGAAATTCATGATGGGCGCCAAGGACAACGGCCTGACATTTGCCGTGTTTCATGGCCGCCGGAACGTCTTAGAAGACGAGCTCGAGCATCCGGTCGGGAGCGATGAAATTCGCATTGCTCCGATCCTGATCGGCAGCAAGAACGGCGGCCTGTTCCAGACCATCATCGGGGCCGCGCTGATCGTGGTTGGTGCATTCACGAGCGCATATGGCGGGTCGACGCTGATCGGCCTTGGCGCTTCGATGATGCTCGGCGGCGTCATGCAGATGCTGAGTCCGCAGACGAGCGGTCTCGCGGGCGCTGGCCCGAACAACGGGACGTCGTACTACTTCAATGGGCCGGTCAACAGCGCAGCGCAGGGCGAGCCGGTGCCTTTGGTGTATGGCCGCATGGTGGTCGGCTCGAAGGTAATCAGCTCTGGAATTTTTGCACAGGACAAGAACTGATATGCGCATTCAAGGCTCGAAGGGCGGCGGATCGAGCAGCACGCCAACGCAGTCGCCGGATAGCCTGCACTCGATCGCCTATGCGAAGGTTCTCGATGTTCTATCCGAGGGGCCAATCGGCGGCCTTGTGAACGGGTTGCAGTCCGTGTATCTCAACGGCACGCCAATCCAGAACAGCGACGGCTCGACGAACTTCGCGAACTACAGTTTCGACGCGCGCACTGGCACGCAGGATCAGACCTATCTCGCCGGGTTCCCCGCTGTCGAGAACGAGATCGCAATCAGCACGCCGCTGACGTCTGATGCGCCGTGGGTTCGCCAGGTGCAAAACACCCAGCTTACGGCCGTGCGGTTGCGATTTGGTGTCCCGGCGCTGCAGGTGTCTGACGCGACGACCGGCAATGTCACGGGATACCGAGTCGAATATGCGATCGATCTCGCCGTCGACGGCGGCTCGTACTCGCAGGTCGTTTCTGGTGCGTTTGATGGCAAGACGACGTCGCTCTACGAGCGCAGTGTTCGCATTGAATTGCCGCCCGCGAGTTCGAACTGGCTTGTGCGTGTGCGCCGCATCACGCCGAACGCGCATAGTTCGCTGGTCGCGGACACGATCAATATCGAGGCAATCACCGAGGTCATCGATCGCAAGCTACGCTATCCGATGAGCGCCCTCATCGGCCTCACGTTCGATGCGCAGTCGTTCAGTTCGGTGCCCACGCGTTCCTACGACATCTACGGGCTGTTGATCCGTGTCCCGACGAACTACAACCCGGTGACGCGCACATATACCGGCGCTTGGGACGGTACGTTCAAGACTGCATGGTCGAACAACCCTGCATGGGTCTTTTATGACCTCGTGCTGAACGCGCGCTATGGGCTTGGCAACCACGTCGATGCATCAATGGTCGACAAGTGGGGGCTGTATCAGATCGCGCAGTATTGCGACGTAATGGTCGCGGACGGGAAGGGCGGCCAGGAACCCCGGTTCACGTGCAACTGCGTGATCCAGTCGCAGGCCGACGCGTACAAGGTGTTGCAGGATCTCGCGACTACGTTCCGCGGCATCGCGTATTGGGGTCCGGGGTCAGTCGTAGCGAACGCAGACATGCCGGCTGATCCGGTCTACGTGTACACCGCGGCGAATGTCGTCGGCGGCCAGTTCAAGTACGTCGGCTCGGCACTCAAGACTCGCTACACGACTGCGCTGGTGAGTTGGAACGATCCATCGAATCAGTACAAGCAGGCCGTCGAGTATGTGCCTGATGAGGACGGGATTGCACGCTACGGCGTCACGAAAGCGCAGATCACCGCGTTCGGGACAACGTCGCAAGGGCAGGCGCACCGATTGGGGCTCTGGACACTGCTGACCAGCAGGTACGAAACGAACACGATTTCGTTTTCGGTCGGACTCGACGGTACGCTCTGCGCACCTGGGCAAATCATCGCCGTCGCGGATCCGGCGAAGGTCGGCAAGAGAATGGGTGGCCGCATCCGCGCGGTGAACGGCACCGTGATCACGCTCGATAAAGCACCGAGCGTCTCATCCGGTGACGTGTTGACCGCGATCCTGCCCACCGGCGTAGCGCAGAAGCGCACCGTCAGATCGTCTGCTGGCGACGCAATCACGGTGGACAGCGCCTTCGATACAGATCCGGTCGTCGGGGCCGTGTGGATGCTTGAAAACGCGACCCTCAATGCGCAGCTGTTCCGAGTGATCAGCGTGCAGGAGGCATCTGACAACGACCAGATCACGTACACGATCAACGCTGCCCAGCATGAGCCCGGCAAGTACGCGGCGATCGACAATGGTGCGGCGATTCAGGTTCGGCCGATCACGGTCATCCCGCCCTCGGCACAGGTTCCGCCGGCTAACGTTCGGCTCTCGACGTACTCGGTGATCGACCAGGGCATCTCCAAGGCCGTCATGGTCATCGCATGGGATGCTGCTGCGAATGGTGTTAGCTACCTTCCGGAGTGGCGCAAGGATAACGGCGAGTGGGTGTCAGCTAACCAGACTGGCGGCCTGCAGGTTGAGGTGTCGGGCATCTATCACGGCACCTACAGCGCGCGCGTCCGTGCCGTCAACGGGATGGGGGTGACCTCTGTTCCTGCCTATTCCGCTGACACTACTCTTACCGGCAAGACGGGGCTCCCGCCGGCTGTAGCGTCGCTCTCGACCGCCACGCAGGTGTTCGCGATCGAGGTTGACTGGACATTCCCCGCCGACGGGACTGCTGGCGATACGCAGCGCACCGAGATTTGGTACAGCAGGACAAACGATCTCAGCACTGCGACGAAGCTCTCGGACTATGCGTTTCCGCAGGCGCGCGCGAGTTTGATGGGCCTCGCAGCAGGCCAATCGTTCTTCTTTTGGGCGCGCCTTGTTGATACGTCCGGGAACATCGGTCCTTGGTATCCGTCTGGCGCTGGTGTGAATGGGCAAAGCAGCAGCGATGCGACGCCGATTCTTGAGTACCTCACTGGGGCTATCACGAAGACGCAGCTGGGTACTGATGTCCTGACTCCCATCGACGCGATTCCCGGTTTGCAGCAGGACGTAAGCGATAACGCGGCAGCGATCACGATTGAGCAGCAAGCACGGTCCACTGCTGACGCAGCGCTCTCGACGCGGATCGATCAGGTGAGTGCTCAGGTCGTTATCCCACCAATGGCTGGCGACAGTGGGGGATATGCCGGATCGACAACGGTCTATGCCGGGGTGTGGTCTGAACAGTCTGCGCGGGCTGAGGCGGATTTGGCGCAGGCGCAGAAAACGGATACCGTTACCGCTCAGATGCAGTCATCCGTGGCAGCGCTGTCGGCTGCCGTGCAGACCGAGACCACGGCGCGAATTGCGGCTGACTCAGCCACGGCGGCACAGATTACGACCGTACAGGCGCAGGTCAATAGCAACACGGCTGCAGTCCAAACGAACGCTGCGTCCTATGCCGACATCAACGGCCGAGTCGCTGCCTCCTATCAGATCAAGACTCGGGTCACGACAGGGGGGCGCACGTACATGGCCGGTATCGGTGTTGGCGTAGATAACACTAGCGGCACGGTCGAGTCCCAGGTGCTGGTGGCAGCACAGCGCTTTGCGATCCTCGACGACGCCGGATCGACGGTGTCGTCGCCGTTCGTGGTGCTGGGCGGCCAAGTATTTCTGTCGCAGGCGTTCATCGGTACCGGCTGGATCACGAATGCGATGATCGGCCAGACGATTCAGTCGACAGCCGTGGGCGCAAACGGTCAGCCGCTCTGGATTTTGGATAAGGCCAATGGCATCACGTTCAATGGCCCGAACGGCGGGAGCGGTTACTTGAACATCAACTCGAGCACGCTCACGGTCTACGACAGCAATGGCACGCTGCGCGTGCGTTTGGGGATTTGGTAATGACGGCTGGATTGCAGATCTGGGATGGCTCAGGCCGCTTGTTGCTTGATGCGACGTCACGCTCAGGACGCGTTGTTGGAATGTCCTACATCGACGGTTCCGGGAACCCTGGCAGTGTTTCCGCGGATCTGTCGAGTGGGACGCCTTTCTGGTGCTTCCAGCCTGACTTCATGATCAAGAACATCTACAACAATGCGCCGCCGCCGCTGGTCAGCATGTCGAGCACTGGCGTGAGCTGGAACTACTCGGGATCAGGTGGCGGCGGCTATGCCCCAGTGTCGGGCTGGTTGATTTACGGAGTGTACTGATGACCGCAGGCTTCCAAGCCTTCACTGATACCGGCCTGTATCAGATCGATGGGAAGACGCCCAATCTCCAATGCACTCAGTCGATGGCAGTCGTGTCGTCTCAGCAGCAGGTGAACATCGGGAACACTGCTCAAGGTCCGTACTACGTGACGAAGTGGGTATCAACGTTCACGTATTCAGGGTCGACGCCGATCTATGCGATCGCTGCAGACGGAGGAGTCGGCGCGACTGTTTGGGATCACCAGCTTTCGGGCAGTGTGCATACAGTTCGCGTGATCACCGATTCTCAGACGACGGTTCGCTTCTTCGTGTTCGATCAGGTTCCGCCGCCGAGCAGTAATTTCGGTCTACAGGTATTCGATGCTAACGGAAAGCTGATTGCGGACTCGTCGCAAGCATTTTTTCGTGTGCTCGACGTTGTGCATGATGAGTACCTTGCGGGCAACGGATGGGTCGTCACGGGCTTCCCAGGCTATGGCCCGTTCAGTCGCTCATATGGTGGTCGCCATGTGCTGATCGCGTGTCCGTATGGCTGTCACACGTGGATGGACTATTCAGGCGGTAGCGACGTTGGACTAACGATGTTCCAAGTATCGGGCGACACGGTGTCTTGGTATCAGCACAACTGGGCATCGCCCACTCCAAACTGGAGCGGATTCAGGGAAGCGTTTCACTGCCACTTCATGGTGATCGATGGAACCGGACTTCTCTAGAAAAAGCGCGGCACTCAACCAACCATAGAACTAACTGACCATGCCTATCGAATTCAGCTATGCGGTGCCTTCAACCGGTGCTCCCACGGAATACCATGTGCTGCAGCAAATCGGACTCGATTATGTGTCGCATAAGACGAATGTAACGGTCGCGTCCTTCGTTTCGAAAGACATGTTTGATGCTGGCAAGCAGCCCGTCTATCAGCAGGTGATCCAGATCGACGGATTGCCGGCGTACGGCTCCGACCCGAAGGATTACGTGGAGGCGGACCTGATTGCTCCGGCTCCGACCGATGGGTCCATGTCGACGTCGCCGAACCGCTATCTATTTGCCGGAGCAACCATTGTTTCCTGACTGCCTATCAGCTTCAAGCAACTGGCCGCCTTCGGGCGGCTTTTTCATTTCCGGGGGGAATTGATGCAGGACCACGAGAAAACGATTCTGGAGCTGATCATTATGGGTGCACTCATCGGTATCGCAAAACTGCTCGTCAGCAGCGAGCGGCTCACGTTTCGCGTGATCGTCGGCCGCGCGCTGCTCGGGTCCGCTACCTCGATGGTGGCTGGCATCGCGCTTCTTCAGATCCCGAATCTCGATCCGCTCGCGCTGCTCGGTATCGGCAGCGCACTCGGCATCGTCGGTTCGCAGTACATCGAAATCCTGCTGCGCCGGAAGGCGAAGGCAGTCATCGGGAGGGATTGACGTGAGCAGCTTCGACGATGCATTCGAAGCCCTGATCGGGAACGAGGGCAGCTATTCGAACAACCCGAAGGATCCGGGCGGAGAGACGATGTGGGGCGTCACGGCGCGCGTCGCACGTGCGGCCGGCTACGCGGGCGCGATGCGCGACTTACCGCGTGACACGGCGAAGGCGATCGCCAGGCGTCTGTACTGGGATCCGCTTCACCTCGACCAGTTCGATCCGCGCGTCGCGTTCCAGATCTTCGACGCCAACTACAACGGCGGCCATCCGGTGATCTGGATGCAGGGTGCTGCCGGCGCACGCGTCGACGGCATTCTCGGTCCGCAGACGATCGCCGCGGTGCAGGCGACCGATCCACTGCGATTCGTGTTGCGCTGGAACGCGCTGCGCCTGACCTATTTCACCTCTCTGGCGACCTGGTCGACGTTCGGCAAAGGCTGGACACGTCGGATCGCCGCCAACCTCAAGCAAGGAGCTGCATGATGCCTCTGATCCCTATCGCGATGGCGCTCGCACAATTCGCGCCGATGATTGCCGGCTGGCTCGGTGGCTCGAGAGCTGAAGACGTGGCGACGAAGGTCGTCGGCGTCGCCCAAGCTGTCACAGGGCAGTCGGCGCCGGATGCCGCGCTCGCCGCGCTGCAGGCCGACCCGAACCTCGCGATGCAGTTCCAGAAGGCGGTGCTCGAGCAGCAGGCGCAGCTTGCACAGATCAATGCGCAAACGCAGCAGGCGCAGCTCGCGTACGAGAAGGACATCTACACCGCGGAGGCTGCGGACCGCGACAGCGCGCGCCGGCTCGCCGCTCAGCAGCCGAAAGACTGGATGCGACCGCTCCTGAGCATCGTCATCGTCGCGGCGACGATTGCGATCGTGATGCTGGTCCTGCTCGGTGTCGCCGACGGCACGCTGAAAGATCCCGTGATTGCAGCGACGGCCGGCGGCCTCGTGATGTACTTCGTGCGCGAGTCGTCGCAAGTGCTCGGATTCTGGTTCGGCATGACGAAGGAGGCTTCGACGCAGACGCAGGCGATCACGCAGTTCGCGGTGTCACCGGGCAGCGTCATTTCCCCTGAGCCCGCATCGCCGGCCAGCAGTGCGAGCGCGACTACGACGCGCTGACTATGGCGACCGCGCAATCGAACAACTGACGGAGCAGCAGGATTATTTGCGTGCAGTGCGGCCGGCGATGTCCGGCCGCAAATTGATTGTGTGGATCATTAAAAGCTCTGTAAACTTCATATAAACGAAGTGAAATTCATCAACTAGCGCCTGAGACCAAAATGAAAAAGATCCTCGCAGCACTGGCAATTCCGCTTTGCATTTCCATGGCCGCATGCGGTGGCGGAGACAGTGATTCGCCGGCGGCGCCCAGCAAGTTCGCGGTGAAGCTGACTTTCTCGGGTGCGCCCCTCGTCTCATCGCCGAAGACTGCGCGCATGGCGGCGACTGACGTCGCATCTGGCGCAAGCTCGACGGGCTCGGTGTCGGCCGGGCAGGCTACGGTGAATGCCTTGCAGCAGAAGTTCAGCGACGCCGGGACTGGCATCACTGTCTACCCAGGCGTGATTGATGGAACGACGCTGCATCAGATCGTGATGTCTGTGAATAACGGCGTCGGCCCTACCGATGCCGAGCTCCAAAACGCCAAGGTTCCAGTCGTGAGTTCCGAGTGGATGGTCGTCAATTTCCAACTCGACGATATGCAGACAGGAAGCAATGATCCGGCTCAAATCGCTGCGCTGGATCAGTTCAAGAAGGATCTGATCGTTTTCCAGAACCGCGTGTATCTCGAGGGCAAGTCTCTCTACAAGATTCTTCCGATCAGGACGTGCGACCTTCCCGCGGGGCAAACTGCAGCGGATGGTTTGATTGATGTCCTGCAACGCGTCCCCGGTGGTGGCTACTTGATGGGCCTCAACTATGCACCGGATAAATCGCACATGGGGGCGGATTGCCGAACGCCGGATCAGGAGACACAAGACGCATATGTGAATGCCATCGTTACACCGATCGTGGCGAGCTACAACGCAGTCAATCAGCAGGTGAACGACTGCAAGACGCATCCCGAGACCCGCCCGGCGCGCGATTGCTTCGGCATCACGCCGAATTCTCCGTGAATGAGATCGGGGGCGTTACCTCCTATGAGGCGGCCCGTCGGCCCTACGTCCTTCGCACCTCGTCCTGCAACAGCCGCCGCAGCTTGTACAGCGCGACGAGGTGCGCCCCTCCCGTGTCCTCCTTCCAGACCTGCTGAACGATCTCGCGGTAGTGCTCTGCCTCGTCCAACACCCGCCGCATGCGCACGATCTCGATGATGAGCGTGCGCACTTCGTGCCCTTCGGGATACCGGCGCCATATTTCCCGGAGCTGGCGCGCGGTTGGCGACTGGATCGAGGGCAATGGCGGCTTCGGCATGACGGCGTAAATACTGTATGGATATACAGTTTATCGCGGCGTAAGATGGGGCCGTCAACTCGAAAAAGTGGGGACAGCATGTGCACCAACTACGTGGCACCAGGCGAAGATCCCGGACTCAGCGAGCTGCGGATCGACAGCTTCGTCGACCTCTATCGGTGGCACCCGTGGAAGCCCGAGATCTACCAGGACTACGACGCGCCGATCGTCGGCTATGTCGACGGGCAGTTCAAGCCGTTGATCGCCGGTTTTGGCTTCTGGCCGCGCGCGCTGCAGAAGGCCAACGTCGAGAAGGCGAAGGAGCAGGGCAAGAAACCGCCGATCATCCGCAGCACGATGAACGTGCGCGACGACAACCTCGGGAAGTCGCCGTTGTATGCGCCGGCGTGGCGCGCCGGCCGCCGCTGCCTGATTCCGGCGAAGTGGATCTACGAGCCGAACTGGGAGACGGGGAAGCACATCCGATACCGGATCGGCTTGGCCGGCTGGCGGCCGCTGTGCGTCGCTGGTATCTGGCGAACACTGCAGCGTCCGGATGGCACCGAGCACCACACCATGGCGATGATCACGGTCAACGGCGACGAGCACCCGATCATGAAGCACATGCACCGGCCCGGCGACGAGAAGCGGTCGGTGGTGATTCTGCGACCGGACGACTGGGAAGAGTGGTTGGCGACGTCGAACGTCGACGCGGCGCGCGCGATGCTGCAGTTGTATCCGGCCGACGATATGGCGGCTGAACCCGCGTAATTCGGTGTTCAGTTGCTTCTCAGGAAATAGCGTGTTCCTTGCTCTCTTTTGCTATTTTGAGTGGTAATCAAAAAAATAAGGGATTTTTAGATCTTCTATTTTCTGAGTGGGAAATTTCTGTGTGAGCTTCATTTTCACTTTTCGCGATGGTGATGTGTCATTATTCTTGTAGGAGGAAATGAATGCGCCAATGCATTCCGTGATAAAGGTGTGCAGTTTGTCTGTGATGTTAATTGCATCTCGATACATTATCTCGAGGCCGCGCTTCCAGTCGCCGTCGCCGCTTTGCATGTAATATGCCATTTCTGCAATCTGATCCGCCGTTTCAAAGAAGACGTCACCCATCGCGACTCCCGTAAAGAACGTAAAGGGATCCTTTGTGCGGTTGATCGAATCTAGCGTGTCTCGCCATTCGCTCAGAGGTGCATAGTGCATGCCGTGAATATTGCGTGCATCTTTTAACCACTTGCAATCCGATATTGATGACGATAGATCTTTCTGCAATCTCTCTCCGTAACCGGGATCCATATTTGCGAAGCATTTCGATGTCAGAAATCTACGTATTTCTTTCGAGCGAAATATTCTCTCCTTTGCCTCATAGATTTTAGAGAGCAGAAGGCGCGTCATAAAGGTGGTTTGGCAGACTGCCCCGGATCGCTCGACAGCGGGCATTTCACGATGAGGATGGCATCCGTGTGCCAAGCGCTGCAGAATCATGGTTTCGTTAAATACGTGGCCAAGAAGAGCGATCGAATATTGGTCCTCGATTGCAAGGGAATGCCAGGCATCTCGTGGGAGTTGAATCTTGGTTAGCTGGTAGCTCATGGTCGATTTTCTATTGTCCGAGGCTCTATTCGACGTGAGTGTAATCCTCTGCCGTGCGCCAATTCCCCGTACGCCGGTCAACATTCAGCAACCGAGTGCCTCCGCGCTTTGCGATAAGGACTACGCCGATGGTTCCATCGTCGGTATCGGGCTGGAATCCTGACTGATAGATCACAATCCGCGAGAACGTATCGGCGACGAGCTGGCGGGCCAACATCCGAGCGTCGTAGTCGAGCTGCTCGACACCGTTCACCAGTTCTCGCCATGCATCAGCTGCGGCCGGCGCGACGTTCGCCGCCGACGCGGCGAGTTGATGCTCGAACGAGTCGACGTCCCGTCGCTCGCTCACGAGCTGACTTTCGAGCTCGCGAACGCGGCGCAACACGGCGGCCGGCGCCTCACCGTTGTCGAGCAGTAGCGCATCTGTGACGCGCTGGACCTGTGCCTCGAGCTCGGCGACGCGTTGCCGCGCGCTGGCCAGCTGCGCGGCGAGCGACACCGTCCCAGAGTCGCCCTCCAGCAAGCGCGTCAGATTTATCTGGTCTGAGCAATACAGCATCAGGGCGCGTTCGACCGGTACGACGCTGCAACTTCCGCTGACCTTGCACCCGGCGCTCTGGCTGTACGTGACGCAGTGCAGCCGGCGGTGGCCGGGGTATGGGCGTCCGTCGGCGGCCCGCCGGCGCCCCATGATGTTCTGTGCGACGATCGCGGCACCACAGTAGCCGCAGTAGGTGATGCCGAGCCCCGTCACGACTCCAGGGATTTCACCCTTGCCCTTGCGCCGGCCGCGCTGCTCGGCCAGGTATCGCAGGTCCGCGAATTCGGCCGGCGTCAGCAGGGCCGGGTAGTAGCCCTCAAGCCGAAACGTTTCCCCATCCACCTCGACGGACTTCTCGCCAATCAGCATCCGGTTTGCCAGCAACCGGTAGATATGGCTCGACGCTGAGCGGCCGCTGTCCGTTATCTTGAGCCCGCGGTCGGCGAGCTCGCGCACGATCCTGACCGCGCCGTGACCCTGCTTGAACATTTCGATGACGAGGCGCACCGCGGCCGCCCGGTCATCCGCCAGTTCGAACCCCCCAGCTTCCATTTCTCGGACCCAATGCGGATCCTTTCCTACTCGAATCGGGGCCCGCCACGTGCCTGCGATCCACCCCTGGCACTGCCGGCGGATCGCTGCCTTCACGCGTTTGCTCTTCGTGTCGGATTCCTCGTGTGCCCGGATCATAACCAGTAGGCTGTATACGAGGTCCATCGGCTGCGCCTTCAGGCGCTCGCGGTTGTATTCCCGGCCATCGCTGGCCGTCACGACCGTGATCCCGGCGTTCACGATCTGGGCCAGCTGCGCCTGCGCCTGCAGCGGTTCGGCGCGGCTCAAGCGATCAAGACCCTCAACGATCAGCACCGAGCCGGCCGGCACCTGGCCATCCTCGACAGCACGCAGGAATACCCCTAGCGCGCCTTGCCGGACGTGGCGCTGGTGGTATGCCGATAGACCCTCGTCCCGGAGCGAAAGGGACGCATCAAGCTCCATTTCGTTGTCGGCCGCCCAGCGAGCCGCGTACTCGAGCTGTCGATCGACGCTCCCCCCGGCCGCTTGTTTTGGGTCGCTGAACCGTAAATAGCTGTAAACTCTCGCTTTTGCTGCCAC